CAAGGAAAGCTATTACCTTTGGTTCAGCATCAAGCGGATCTATTACCAACAACAATAATGTAGAATTTAATAGTGCTACAGGAAATTGGGGTACAGTAAGTCACTTTGGAATTTTTGATGCTTCTTCATCAGGAAACTTATTGTTTCATGGTGCATTTACAGCATCAAAGGTAATTCAAACTGGAGATATTTTAAAAGTAGCTAGTGGATCTTTAACTATTACAGCTACCTAATAGGAGTTAAACATGGCTTTGGGTGTACCCAATCTAGACCAGATAACAACTCAATTAGATAGCATAAGTGGAAGCCTTGATAATGATGCAGATTTACAAAAAGTTGAATTTAATAATCCAACATTA